ATTGTCAGGGCAACAGGTGGTGTGATTAAAGGGTTCAACGGTGGTGACGTTGTGATGCCATTTGGCATGGACAAAAGCACGTTCAAAGATCGCTACACCGCCGCCGCCGGTGATGCGCTTAAATCCGCCGGGCTTAATCCGGCCAGCCAGTCTAACTTTATGCCGGTCAACGTGGGTGACAGCCAGTACCGGCTTGTGACCGGCAGTGGCCGCTGGGCTACGGATCCTAAAACTGGCGCGCCAATCACAGTGAGGGTTCAGTAATGTCAGACTTATTTTCACTGGCCCCTGAAGGGCAGGCGTGGGCTGACGATCAGGCCGCAAACAAGCAGGCACAGCCTGATGATTATGATCCTCGCTGGTACGCTGGCAGCGGGTCGGCACTGTTTCGTGGTGCTGCTGAAGGTAGTATCGGTCTGGGTCAGACGCTGGTAGAGACAGCAAAGCTGTCGCCGACATACAGCGCATTGCGCGGTGATTTGTCTATGCGGGTCGAGATTGTTGATCAGAACTTTTCGACGGTTCAGAAATCCCTGAACGATGCACGCAACGCCGTAAAACCTGCACCAAACAGCCAGGGTATGGCGGCTGAAATCCTTGAAGGTCTGGGGGCTTTCGCCCCGGCTATTGCCGCCTCAGCATTAGCAGGCCCGGTGGCAGGTGGTGCCGTAGCATTTGGCAGCAGTTACGAGTCAACACGCCAGGACTTTCTGGGGAAAGGCGTCAACGAAGATACTGCGGGTACCCTGGCGCTGGAGCAGGCCGGTGCGAATGCTCTGGGTATGGCATTGCCTGCAGTCGTGGACAGGA